GAAGATAAACCAAGATTGTTTTGGGCTCATGACCTTGCCCAAGATCCAGAAGTTGCATTTCTTAAAGAACACAAGAATATGTTAGACTTTGAAAAGATACTCTTTGTCAGTAACTGGCAACAGTATCAGTATGGAGTTTATCTTGGTGTTCCATATGATCATGGTGTCGTTATTCAACACGCCATAGACCCAATTCCAGAACATGAAAAGCCCAAAGACAAAATATCTTGTGTTTATATGAGTACACCTCATCGTGGTTTAGAGATTTTACTCGGTGCTTGGAAACATCTCAAAGAGAATAACAAATCCGAAGAAGTCCAATCAGCAGAACTGAATGTCTTTTCCAGTTTTAAGATATATGACCGCCCTCACATGGATGAACAATATCGTCATGTATATAAACAGGCTCAAGATATGGATGGTGTTAATTATCATGGCACAGTATCTAATGACCAGATTAGAGAAGAACTTACCAAGAATCACATTATGGCATATCCATCCGTTTATATGGAAACCGCTTGTATCTCAGCGATTGAAGCCATGAGTGCAAAGTGTATGGTAGTGTGTCCTAATCTTGGAGCCTTACCAGAGACTTGTTCAAACTTTGCTTGGATGTACGGATATGAACCTGCACCAGAGAAACACATCGCAGTTCACTCACATATTCTTGGAAAGGCTATTGAGTCTTACAGAAAAGATGAGACAGAAACTTTGTTGAGTTTACAGAAAACATATTTTGATACTTTTTATAATTGGGATATGAGAATGAATCAATGGAATCAATTTCTTGAATCCATTAAACTGAGAATAGAAATGGGTAAAGATGATATTACTTGATTATAGTCAAACTGTGATTGGTTCTTTTATGGCCATGGGCAGAGGTAAACCAGTTGTGGAAGAAGACCTTTTAAGACACACCATACTTAATTCTATCAGATTGTTTCGTAATCAGTTTGCAAAAGATTATGGAGATATGGTTATTTGTTGTGATGGTAAAGACAACTGGAGAAAGAAAGTATTTCCAGAGTACAAAGCAAATCGTAGAAAGAACAGAGAGAATGACCCCACAGATTGGAAAACTCTCTTTGAACTATTACACGAAATGAGAGAAGATTTGACTAAATACTTTCCATATAAGGTCATGCACGTAGATACTGCAGAGGCTGATGACATTATTGGTGTTCTCATTAACACGTTGGCTGAGGATGACAATCTTCCACCTACTCTAATATTGTCCAGTGATAAAGACTTTATTCAGTTACAAAAGCACAAAGAAGTTAAACAATGGTCACCACTTCAGAAAAAGTTTATAGTGGGTGATGCTGCAGAATCTTTGTATGATAAGACCATTAGAGGTGATACTGGTGATGGTGTTCCTAACATCCTTTCCTCAGATGATACTCTTATTACTGAAGGAAAACGTCAAACTCCTGTAACCAAGAAGAAAATGGAACTCTGGAGAGGTCAAAAACCAGAAGAATTTTGTAATGAGGCTATGCTCAGAAACTACCATAGAAACAAGACAATGGTTGATTTGGATGAAACTCCAAATTCAATTCGTATAAATATAGTTAATCAATATAATAATCAAGAAGCTGGTAATAGAAGTCAGCTCTTGAATTACTTTGTTGATAAAAGATTGAAAAACCTTATGGAAGTAATTGACGAGTTTTAATTATGACAACTAGTTTACCGAGAATTTTTGGTGAGATTGCAGCAGCACCCACTAAAAAACAAAAGAAAGAACTATTATTAAAATATGATTGTTTTGCACTTCAACAGATTTTAAAAGCAGCATTCGATCCAAATATAAAGTTTCTCTTACCTCCGGGCGCACCCCCAATAGCAAAATTTCAAGGAGACACGGATGAGCCAAATCCAACATATCTACACTTTCATATTAGAAAGTTGTATTTGTTTGTTGAAGGCCAATCTCCAGATAATTTGTCTAACATGAGGAGAGAATCAATATTTACAGAAATTTTAGAAGGTATACATCCTTCTGAAGTAGAACTTCTTCTGCAAGTGAAGGATAAAAAACTAAAATGCAGAGGACTAACTTTCAACCTTGTAAAAGAAACTTTTCCTAATTTATTACCATGATAAAAAGTTTAGAAGAGAGAATAGTCAATTTAACCAAAGTTTCTACAGACAATGTACAAACAACTGTAGAAGCTGAACTACGGCAATTGGAAATGAAGGGTGGAGTACCGATACAAATTTCGGTAGTTCTTGCTAAGGAAGATGATTTTCAATTTACTATGGATTGGAATGCTACCATGTCAAAATTTTCCACTACAATAGATGGAATAAAATGGTACAGTGATTTTGATTACTCCTTATACAACCCTCCACTATGGGAATCTGGCAACATTGCTAGAGCTTCTCGCCGCGGCAGAAATTCTCCTATTTAAGTTTAAGCAATGGACTATCGTGCTTAGATCTAACTTACTTAAAAGAGGAATATGAAAATATTCATTGCCCTAATGGGGCTTATTACGCTGTGGACTACTACATTAAATTCTGGTTCCACAACACAAATTTGGGTTCCACCATTATCTGACAAACAGGCAACAATATTGTCTCCATTACACAAGACTACCGATGGGAAGACAACAGTTGTACAAATGGTGAATTCAGAAGAACTAGAGTGTATGTCAAAAAATATATATTTTGAAGCAGCACTAGAATCTACTGCTGGAAAATTAGCAGTAGCACAAGTCACTATAAATCGTGTGAATTCAGAACGGTATCCAAACACCGTCTGTAAAGTTGTTTATCAAGGGAGACATTACAAATCTGGATTACCAGTAAAAAACCGATGCCAATTTAGTTGGTATTGTGATGGTAAACTAGATGTACCACATATGGGTGCAATGTGGCGAGAATCTACTGAGATTGCTGTGTATGCATTGACAACTCCTGACTTGAAAGACATAACGGATGGAGCAACTCATTATCACGCGGACTATATTAGTTCACCGAAATGGGCTGACCCACACCGAAAAACAGTAGAGATTGATACACATATTTTTTACAATAAAGCAAGAAAAGACTTGACAAAGCTATTGTAAATCTGTATAATAGTATATGAAGAGTGGGGATTCCTCCCCACTCCAACTCTAATTGAGATTGATTATGACAACGATTGAAAAAAGAATAACTGAGAGAGTTGAACATGCTCTTCATTGTGAAGAGACAACTTATGCTGTTGAGGCATTGACAGAATTGATAGACACATCATATTCTGAAGGGTACAAGTTTGCCAAGAACGAGAAGTCTTTGGTAGAAGAAGTATCTACCGCACTAGCCGCCGACTGACTCATGAATATTTTTTATCTTTCAAAAAATTGGAAACGTGCCGCAGGAATGCATTGTGACAAGCATGTTTGTAAGATGCTCATTGAGTATGCACAACTGATGTCAACAGCTCATCGGGTTATTGATGGCACACAATACTATTCAAAAACCAAGAATGGTCATAAGATTCAACGATGGCTACATCCAAACCCAAAACTGGAACGTGAACTTTATAAAGCAAGTCATGTAAATCACCCTAGTAATATATGGGTGAGAGAAAACGAGCAACATTACACTTGGTTGTCTTTGATGTTCGGTGAATTATCTAAAGAGTATAGTAGAAGATACGGTAAAATTCATGCCTCTTGGAGTAAACTTCACTGGAGTCTTGGATTCCCCCCAAAAAATATAGTTCAGAAGAAGTGGAGTGATCCACCTCAATGTATGCCCGATTATTGCAAAGACGATGATGTGGTCAAAGCTTATCGTAACTACTACATACTAGAGAAGAGCGGTTTTGCAAAGTGGAAATCTGGTGGAACACCAAAGTGGTATAAGAATGCTAAACTCGTTATGGAACACGGAATATGACAGAACAACAAAGTGAAGAAAATAATGTCCAGATATACATTAACAAAAAAGAAATGAGTTATTCTCGACAAAATATGATCCGAGCAATTAATACATTTCTATTATATTTGACTAATGCCGATTTGGATGAATTGAATGATAGGTGTACGTCATTGAAAGAACATAGACATCAACAAGAACAACTGACTAAACTAGAGAAAAATAGAACACCTATACTGAGCAACAGATATGATACTCCAGTACTGGAACATGACCAAACATGGGGAAATGAATATGAATAATAAAAAACCCACAAACTGAAAGGAAAACAAATGCCAACATATGATTACAGATGTGAGAAATGTGGAAATGAATTTGAAGATTTTTATTCTATGGATGAAAGAAGAAAACCTACTGAATCTTCTTGTGAGAAAGATGTAGGTGTGGATGA